GTTTTTTAATTTTCTTGGATTTTCTGCCTCGTAATCGTAAGTTATTTTTAACAGTGGTTCTGTAAATGTTTTTGTAACAGTGTAGGTTTTCATAGTCTTTTAATTAAATTGCTCTCTAAATTTTTTTTTGCTCTTTCTAGGTATCTGAACACCAATCCTTCGAAGGTGAGAAATAAAATCCCATAGCTCTTGATTGTCATCAAACTCAAATTTTTTCACTGTCTCTTCGGTGGTACTAGACAAATAAAACTGCAATGCATTTTCTAATGCTTCTAAGTTTTTAATTTGCATTACTTTATTTTTCATATAAAAATCGATGGTCGTTTGGCTCGGGGATTTGAATGCCTAAATTAAAAATAGCGAACTCCCTGACTTTGTCAACGAATTCTATAAACTGTTTTGTAGTAAGCTCGGTAGTGCTTTTAACTTTTGGTATTTTATTTTCCCTATCTACAAGAAAAAGGTGCTTCATTCCCTCGTGTACCTCCTCCACACTCATTCCAGTAAAGCTTGAAATCTCTGCGTACACAACGCCCCACAAGTATCTGTTTTGATTTTGCGAGCGGTACGGTTTCCACTCCTCAATTTTAATTACCACTGGCTTGCCCTCAAGAGAAGAAAAGTCAATTTTAGAATTAAAAACAAGTTTTTTATCTTGCACTTTACCTGTTGCTCTAAGCATTTTTATTTTTCCACGCTAAAGCGTAATCTATGCCTGAGTTTTGATTAAGAACATTTGCAGGCTTTTTATTATCCGTAAATCTTTGTCTCCCTTTTTCCCAAGTCCTCACACACGCTTTCCAATTTTTCATAGGGGCATTTCCAACTTTCCAACCCTTAGACTCGTAAAAATCATAAAACAATTCTGGGTCTACATTGTTTTTCCTCTCTTGACAATAACTTCTCACCTCTTCAATGGTTGGCTTCTTAAATATATATTTAATAATAGTTTCTTTTAATATATTAGTTTCTTTTAATGGTTGCTCTTTTGGCAACTGCTCAGTTGCTTTTTTGGCAACTGGCGGTTGCTCTTTTGGCAACAATAAAAGACCAACATAACGCTTGCCATCTACCTCAAAAATCTCAAGTACGCCCTTTTTTATTAATTGTTTTACTGTCCTGCTTACGTGAGACTTATCCATACCTATTGACTTTGCAATATAATCGTTTTGTAGCCACTCTGTTTCTCTCTGCCAACCTATAGTTTTGCGAACTATAAACAGTAAAATCTTAGCTTCTCTAAGTGAGTATTTACCTAAAAAAATATCCTCTAATAATTCATTAGGGACTTGTGTGGTGTTTATCATAGTTAGTTAGTTAATCTTTTGTCGGCAGATTGCATTTGATACGCAACCGATGTCTCCAAAAGACGGCTAGTAATTCTTTCTCCGTACTTTTTAGTAAAATCGTCCAGAGAAAGATTAGTTGAAATGCAAATAGGAATTAAATAATTATATGCCCTGTTAATTATGGAATAAAGTATTTCGTGTGTCCATTCACTTTCCTTTTCAACACCTAAATCATCAATGCAAAGTCCTTTATTTTTGAACATTACATCAATGGTTTCTCCTAAAGAAAAGTCGTAATTTTTGCGATTAAATCCGTCTTTCAAAGAAATTAAAAAATCTACAAAATTGTAAAAGCTATAATTGTAACAGGCTTTTATAGCGTAAAGTGCGTATGTTTTACCGCTACCTACCGTTCCATAAAGAAAAATGCCCTTTTTTAAAACAGGCTTATCATTAATAATTTCTGTATTTTTTTTAAGTAAAGCAAACAAATCTGGCTCTAAGTTTTCAACCTTAGCGTCTGAAAAACGCATAATGTTTATTTTTACACGCCTTTGTTCGATAGTTTCGGGCTGTTCGGTTGTAACACGCAACCTCACTACCCCTAAGTGTCTAGCTTGGGCATTTCTACCCGAAGCTACCGAACAAAAGCGTTGTGTTAAGCTGTGGAGCTAGACGACCACACTTGCAAGATACCACAGATAAGTTAAAATTAAAATACTTAGCTCTTAACTTTTCCACAAATGTCTGACCTTAGCGTAAAATTTACAGTAACTCGTCATTCTGACACAAAAGAAGCTCTTGATTGTTTTGTTGTAGTTAAATCTGGAGACTCAGAGACTGCTTTAGCTTTAGCTCCTCTTTTTTCTCAACTTTCCGCAGAAGATAAAGCTGAAATTGCTAAACTTTTAGCCTAATATAAGGGCGGGAAACCGCCTTTTTTCTATGATAAATACTAATATTTTTTATTTAAAAGGCTTAGATAAAAACGGACTTCCCATTCCAGCAACTCCCAATCGTAGCCCTAGACAATTTCAAGTAAGTGGAATAATTGTTCACCGAACAGCTGGAACAAGAGCTGGCTCCCTCTCTTGGCTGTGCAACCCAAAAGCTATGGCAAGTGCTCATTATGTTGTAGGTCGTAAAAACGAAGCCATTGTAGAGCTTTTAGACCCTAATCTTTTTGTCGCGTGGCACGCCGGACACGTCTCTGCCGACCCTAAAACACTTCCCGCGTGGGCTTTACCTAACCCTAACCTTCGCAGCGTAGGCATTGAATTTGTAGACGACCTCATCTCAAATAACTGGTGGACTTCTCAGCAGATTGAACAAGGCGTCTGGCTTATAAAGACAATAGCCAACCGTTTTAATTTTTCCCCGATGAATGTGCTAGGGCATATGGAAACTGACCCTAAAAGACGCCCACACGACCCAAGCACAGAGTTTTTACAACTTTTGCGAAATGCTTTACAATAAAACTATGACACAATCCCCTAAATACTCTCTTGACAATTTTGACCTACAATCAGCCTTTCGCCACGCCTTAACTGGAGCAGTTGCTGGCTTAGTTTTAGTGTTGCCCGGAGCCCTTCAAAACTTGGCTTCTGGCGAGATTACCACCTCTGCCCTTCAAGTTTTTCTTTCCTCAATCATTACAGGCTCAATCTCAGGCATTGCAAGAGCTATTGAGCGTTATTTTGCGGGAGAGATAAACGGAGAAAAAGGTGACACTTCTGGACTTGAAAAGTAAATATTTGTAATATAGCTCTATGCAAACACAAAAGTCCGACTATCCGATTGAAGGCGTTCATTTCAATGTAGCCCCTAAAAAAGAGGAAAATAAAAACCACTCTGAAATAAGCGAAACCGAAATCCAAAAAGAGCAAGAACCTAAACCTAAAAAAACTAAAAAATAACATTATGATGGATAAACCCTGCCTATATCTTCACGGGGATATGCTCACTAAAGAGCTAGAGGAAATATCTCTTGATGAAGAAACAGAAATCAAAATTACACTTAAAAAAGTAAGCGAAAGCCTAAAAGAGGACGAAAAAGGAAATAAGTCACTAGCCGCTACTTTCGAAGTGTGCGCCATTGATGGACAAGAAATTGACGACGAGGATGATGAGGATGAGGATGATGAGGATGAAAAAAAAATAACTGTTAAAGTTCAGCGTTACTAAAAATGCCAGAGCTAGGTAGACCTACACTTCTAACACCAGAGCTTTTAGAAAAAGCTAAAAAGTTTCTTGACTTATATCAGGACACAAATGACGAAACTGGTAAAGTTAATGTCAAGTTTCCAAGTCTTGGAGCATTAGCTCGTTATCTCAAAGTTTCAAGAGATACTATCCACGAGTGGAGCAAGCATAATGAAGCCTTTTCCGACATTTACAATGAAATTATGGCTGAACAAGAGCAAAGACTTATTAACAATGGACTTGCAGGCAAATATCAACCAGCTATTACTGCTCTTATTCTTTCTAAGCACGGCTACAAGAAAGAAAGTGATATAACCACTGGAGGAGAAAAAATAAATATGCCCACTATTTTCCTACCTCAAAGAGATGGAATGGAAACCACTTCCGAAACAGATACAAGCTCTAGTTAGAACAGAGTTTGAAATACTATTTGGAGGAGCTAGAGGTGGAGGAAAGACAGAGGCAGGCTTAGCGTGGCTTGCTTACGATATTGACTGCCCAGAACTCAGAAGTTTAATTATTCGCAAAAACTCAACTGATTTAGCTTACTGGATAGATAGAGCTAGAAAGTTTTATTTGCCTCTTGGCGGTGAAGTCGTAGGTTATGAAATTAGATTTCCAAGCGGAGCTAAGTTTACTCTTGGACACTTAAAAGACGATAACGCCTACACTAAGTATCAGGGAGCAGAATATCATCGCATTTTAATTGAGGAATTAACACAAATACCTAAAGAGCAACAATACGAGCAACTCATTTCCTCGTGTCGCTCAACCATTCCTCGTCTTAAACCACAAGTATTTGCTACCACCAATCCTGGTGGAAAAGGACACAAATGGGTAAAAGACCGATGGGGAATAAAAGGAATATCTAAAGACATTATCATTACACAATCAGGCTCACGTAAAAGAGTTTTTGTTCCCTCTACCATTGATGATAATCCGATTTTACTTAAAGCAGATCCGGGATATGTCCATTTTTTAGAAACCCTTAACGACAACTTAAAAAAAGCGTGGCGTTATGGGGACTGGGATATATTTGCAGGGCAATTTTTTAGCTCTTGGACGCCTCACATTCACATAATTCCACACTTCACTATTCCGGATACTTGGCGTAAATATCGCGGTATTGATGTCTCTGGTAGACACGGATGGACTGCTTGCGTGTGGATAGCTCAAAACGACCAAAACGAGCTTTTTATTTACCGTGATTATCTAGCAACAGGCTTAGACGCAAACCAACACGCTCAAAAAATTGCAGAGCTCTCGCAGGGAGAGGATTATTATTTTACTGCAATAGATAACTCGGCTTTTAGCCTACAGGGTACAGCCAACACACTTGCAGACGAGTACACAATGAACGGCGTTGAAAATTTAATACCTAGTGTAAAAGACAGAATAACTGGCTGGAATTTAATGCAATCGCTCCTTAGGGTAGAAAACGGCACGGCACGACTTAAGTTTACTGAAAATGCTCGTAATTCAATAGAAACTTTACCCACATTAATTGCTGACGAAAACAACCCCGCTGACATTGACACCGACAGCAACGACCACATTGCAGACGCCATAAGATATTGCCTTATGGCAATTAATCCAAGACAACAAGAAGCACAAAAAAATTATTATACTGGCGTCAATTCTGAGCAACTCATAAACCCAAGAGACCCTTTTGGTATTTTTGAAACTCAAGAAGCTAAAAAATACTACACAGGCACAGGGCTCGACGGAAAAGAATATTAAACCTATAATTCACTTATGCCTGAAGCTTTAGACGAATTAACTATATCTGAGATTGTGTCACAATGCTCTCAAGAGCGTATGGCGGCACTGCTGTATCGACAAAACAAAGTCACGGAGCGTTGGCAACGCAACGAGGATTTTTACTATATGGCTCAGGAAAGCTCCCTCGATGGCTCAAGCACCTTTAGAACGCCTCGTGTGTTTGGCTTGCAACAAACATTCCTTGCAAAGATTTCCGACGACTTAAAGATAAATTACGAACCCAATGACCGCTCAGATGTAAGGTCGTGTCGTATGTACGACGCTATTGTCAATGCAAATATATTTAACCCCAATAATTTATGGAACTTGGAAGCCAGAGCCACAAAGCACCACGCAGGGCTTTATGGGCGAGGTATCGCAAAGCTTATCGTAGAAAAGCCTTTTAATCTTAGATTTTTAAATGTCGATATTTACAATTTTTACATTGATCCGCTTGCAGGTGGGCTTGATATGGAAAAAGCTGCCTATATGGGCGAGGACGGCATTTACAAAACTGAAGCTGATTTACTTGCTTCTGAGATATACAACAAAGACCAAGTAGAGCTTTTAATTTCCTCTAAAAGCCGTAATTCAACAGTAAGCCGTAACAACGAATTAGCTGACCAGAAAATTCGAGACAAAGCAATTAACATCACCACAGGAGACGCTATTTACACCTCAGAGAAAACTTTTAGATTAACTGTACACATCACTACCTATAAAGGCGTTCGTTACTATGTGTTATTTGAGCCAACCTCAAAGATTTGGCTTACCGTGCAAAGACAAGACAAGCGTGTACCTTTTGGCTACTATGAGTATGTCTCTTTTGCGACGTGTCCTGAAAAATTTGAGTTTTGGACGCCTTCCTTTATCGACGCAGTGTTACCGCTCGCTGAAGTAACTCAGACTTTAATTCG